CAATGCCGCACTACCAGAGGTAGTTAAGGCCATTACGCAGTCAGCGCATCCAGCATCGCAGCAAAGCTCTGCGCATGGCGCACAGCAAAGTCGAAGTCCTGGAGAGCGATGATACGCAGCGTGCCAGCGGTGCCGCCGGTGTACGGGTCGGTCAGGACATCCAGACCGCTCCACAGGCCGTAAATGGCATCGTTGAAGTTGCCGAAGATGATGGCCGAAGCCACACCCGAGGACGAACCCTTGGTCAGCGTGGACGGCACCTGAGTCGTATGCTCATAGCGGTAGCCGTTCAGGTTGGCCGAAGCGGGGTCAAGAACGAAGCGGCCCGAGCCGGTGTCCATCTTCGTGGTCTTGAGCTTCGCCGTAACCTTCGGGTTGGACAGGTAAGCAAGCGAACCCATGTCCGCATTGTCCACCGCAACCTCTTTCTCAAGGTTAACAATGTCAGACCAATCCGGCGCAGCACCGTTAGTGCCACCCGCAACCGAACCGATACCGCTGGTGTAGATGATGCCGCGCGGCTGCGAAGCCGTAGCGGTCACATCCGGGTTGCCAGCAATACCGCTCTGGTCAAGGGAGCGAGCCAGAACAGCAGCAAGGTCGCCACGGATCAGGTTCTCAACATCCGGCGAGGACTGAAGCAGCAGCTTGCGGGAAATATCCACGAAGGTGCCGACAGTCTTGGGGGACATCGTGACCTGATCGAAGGTCGGGTTGCTCTCGGTAACGGCAACGCCCTCAGCGACATAGTAAGCGGACGCACCGCCACTCTGACGCGGAATGGCGATGTTGCCATTCAGACCCGTAAGCATACGAGCGCCGAGGCTGTCCATGACCATCTTGGAGCGCAGAAGCTCAATGAAGTCCTGCCCGCGATGGTCGGTGCCGACGAGCTTGCTGCCCGTGGTCGTGCCAGCAACCGTCAGGTCGCGCTTCGCCCGCAGGACATCGTGCGGAATGTGCCAACCCTCGCCCTTCTCCGAACGCTTGACAATCTCGCGCTCAAGGCCAGCTTCGCGGGCCAGCTTGGAGTTGGTCGGGTCAGCCGCATAACGCAGGAAGCGGGTGAACGAGAACTCGCGGGCTTCCTCCTCGGGGATTTCAGCCTTGTCAATCTGCGCCGGACGCGCACCCATGCGCTCAAGCACAGCAGCCTGGAACTCATCCACCGGCTTGCCGTTCTCGACGAACTGGCGGGCAAGGTCGCCCATCTCGAAACGCTGGCCCATCGCAAGGATGGCACCAACACGCTTGCGCTCAGAAGCCTGGGCTTCGTCACGCGCCTTACTCTCAACCGCCTTCACATCGGGGGCGGGCGAGGACTTGATTTCCTCAGTCATAGTTTCTTCCTCCTGGGAAGTTTCAATTTCGGGTTTAATTTCAAGGAAGCGTTCAGGATCGAACGCCCTCCCTACACCGACAGTCGCGTCAGCAGGCACAGCTACCGTGGAGATTTCAAATGGCCGAGTCCTGACACGGAAGGCAGGAATGCCGTCCCGTTCCTCCAGTTGCTCAACATCCGTAATCTCGTAGCCGTAACTCACGCTCTGCCGGATACCGTCAACGATGTCGTTAAAGACCTCTGTAGCCTTCGCGCTTCGACCGAAGCGCAATCTAGCCCGCCCCCGGCGGTCATCGTCTACGCGGACTTCTTCAACAACGCCAACATGCTGGTCTGGATCGTGATTTACCAGAACAGCCGCCCCGCTTTTCAGGCGGGACAAGTCCATACCGTCAGCGCCAAGGTCGGTAATCTCCCAACCCCACCAACGCTGATACGGTTCCTCTGAGGCAAACGCCACTTCTACGGTGCGCTTTTCCTCGTCAATCGTCGGGGCTTCTTCGCCCACAAAAAAGGCCCGGTGAAGTACCGAGCCTTTCAGTTCACGGCGCAGACTTTCAATCGTCTGCGGTTTCGTCTTCTTCTGGGTCATTACTGACGACCTCCGTCACTTGTTCGGGCGTAATGCCCAGTTCTTTCATGCGCTCTTTCTCGCGCTGAACCTCTGCAAACACTTCTTCCGGGTCTTGCCCGCGCTCGCGGATAATGTCGGAAACAGACCGCACGCCAAGGGACACAGCAAGCTGATTCGCCTGCATATCCTTCAGCGGGTCAACCCAATCCCAACGGCGCGGCATCCATGTGACGCGCTGGAACTTCTCATAACGGTCATAAGGCATAATCGCGCCCGAGGGCAGCACAACCTTGCCCCTAAGCAGCGCCATTTCGAGCCACACGCGATAAACAGGCATACAAAGGCTTTCAACAAACCAAGCCTGCACGCCCTTCCATTCTTCCCTGTCCTCCAAGACACCCACGCGGGCGCTGGAGTAGTTCACCGATTCTAGGTCGTTGGCGAGCGTGATATAGGACAAGCCCAAGCCCGCAGCGATCCCCCTAAGCGTCTGCTTGGTGAAATCTACATACTGCGTGGTCGGTTGCTTCGGGTCATACGCATGAGCCTTCCACCCATGCGGCAACACCCGCGCAATTCCAGGCTCAATCTCGTCAATCGGTGAGCCATCGGCATACGAATCGTCGCCCGTGTACTCCCCCGCGCCCTCTCCCTGCTCAAAGAACACCATCTGAGAGGCACCAATGCGTGCCGCAACTAGCGTGGCTTCCTCGTAACCAGACAGCATCTTGAGCCGCATGATGGCCGACGCAAGGCCAGAGAACCCGCGCACCTGATCGACTTCCTCAGCCCGATACATGTGCAGGATGCGAGGCTTGCCGTCAGAATAGTTAGCAGAAACGCGAACATATCCGCGCCCGCCAAACTGGTAATAATCAGGGCAGGCTTTGTCGCTTGAGCGGAAGTGATACGCAACCGGACGCTTCATGCCGTCCACTTCCACACCCATGCAAACCTCATTGCCACGGAACTTGTCGTTGTAGTCCCACGGCAGCGTTACAGGGTCAATCATGCGGACATAGAAACCAAACTGCGCAGAAGGATCGCGCACAAGCTCGACAATCGCTTCACCGTCACGCATGACAGAATCAACCGCCATGCACTGCACATCGCGCCAGGACATACGCCCCGACGCTTCACAGGTTCCCTTGTGTCCCCACTCCTTCCACGCCGCCTCAATAGCGTCATTGGCAGCGGTGTCCATCTCCCCGCGCTTGATGCCGGAAGTGAACGCTACACGCGCCTGTAACTGGATACCGTGCGGGCCAAGGATGTTATTCCGAGCCACCCGCATGAACCGGCGCACATAGTCATCATTCTTCGCCAGTTCCCGCGCCCGCGCCACCAGCGCCCCATACTGTTTCTGCAAGTCAGAGTTAACATGCAGGGGAGAAGTGGAGAAGTTGAACATCAAGCGGTCAGCTTTAGCCCCGTCAAAGCCACGATAACGGCGCTTCGGCTTGGGTTCTTCGGGCTTCACATAGCCGCGCTTACGGGCGAGTCGGTCAATTAGGCCCATCAGTTCATCACCCTGTAGTGAATCTTGCGCGGAGAGCCGACACCGCGCCGCCGCCGCTCCACTTCATCTTCTTTGGCGACTTGCTTTTCGTAGAAGTCAATCCACTTAATCATTTCGGCGGGACTCATGCGCGAAATGGAACGCCCACGAATCGACATCGCCACCTGATCGGAAGTCGCCTTGTTCTCCATGCTTGCTTTCAGGGCATCCAGCACCTTACGGGCATGGCTGCGGTTGTCCGCGCCAAGCGAGTCAGCAGCGAAGTTAGAGCGCACCGTGATGCTGCCCTGCCCCACCGTGAAGCGGTCACTGCCCTTCGTGACATAACTCTGCCACTGATATTCGCCCGCGTCCCAATCTGCCGTAGTTGCAGCAGGCACGGAGACAAGATGGTGCTGCCCGTCAGCAGTAGACGAAAAGGTAATCTGCCCGCTGCTGTTCACCAGCGCATAGCTAAGAACCCACCCATCTGCGGGGAGGTAGTCAGCGAGATAGCGCCGCCATGTAACGGTATCGCCTTCCGTTACTATCTCAGGCTCATAAATCGGAATTGCCACTCACTACCTCCTAACGCCAGCCCTGAACCCAACCCTGCTTGCGCCGAACGCCCTGCGCCCTCTGCCGCGCCTGTATCACAGGGTCAATCCTGGGCGGCGGGGCTTTCGGCTTTTCTTCCAGCTTGTCGGCAATGGCGCGTAGATTCGGGTTGAGGATGTCCAGCGCGACCATATTCAATACGGCAAGGTCGAGGGCTTCGTTTCTTGCTCTGACCTTTTTCCATTCGTAAGTCGTTATCCCGCGCACCTTGCGCTCGACTTTCTTCTCAGCGGTCAACTGCTTGAAGAATTCCTCGTCAAGCACCGACCCGAAATGCATATATCCCGGCCCAGGCTGCTCAATCTTCAGCCGAGCAAACAGCAGTTCCTTCGCCGTGTCAGTCCCTACCGGGAACAGCGGAACACGCGCCTTGTTAGCCGTAGAGGGTCGCCCCACTAATGGCCTGCCAGCCCCGCCCACGCCCTTGGTGGCAATCCATCGCCGTCCTGCCGCCCGTTGCGTGAAGCGGTACACCGAGTCGGTGAAGTGACCGCCAGAGTCAATCGCGGCGCAGGCAATACGCAGTACACGCCCATCTTCAGTCGTGAAAGACCGCCCCAA